ATTTACAATTCCCATAAATCCAATATTAATAATTAAACCTGTTTCACTTTCACTATCGTTTATAACATTTGTTACCTTTTCAAGATCTACAGAAGAAATTGCAATAGGTTGATTACTATTTATAGAAAATGGGAAAGAGAATTTTTTTATTGTTTTTGAAATACTTTGAACTATTGTATTAATATCTTTAAAATATGGGTCAGGACATAAAATAGAAATCTGTGCAACTTGCTTTTGAACGAATATTGGGACTTCAAAAGTTTGCACATATCCTTCTATAAAAACATTTCTGTTATCATCTTCAAAATAAATTTTACACCATTGTTTATTTCTAAAATATTTATAAAGTTTTAATCTATTTTGAGGAACATCTCCATTTATATATACTGTAATAACAATTTCCCTATTGGGAATTTTTGAACTATTAAAGGCAGAACCATCTCCATTTGCATAGGTTGAAGTATTTATATTAGCATTTGGAGGGGTTATTCCTTCTATATTTGCTATTTGATAATCTTCTTCGTTATCTGTTAATTCAAGGACTGCTCCTTTAATATTTTCAACTTTTAAAGTAAACATTTTTGATTTCCCTCCTATGCATTTACTAGATTTAATAAATTCCTTGTCTGCCTATATAATTCTAGTCTAGATGGTTGTTTTGGAGCATTTATTACTTGAGTAAAATTATTAACATTAGATGTTGAATTAGATATATTGTTAATATTAGAAGTATTGTTTTTCATTTCTTCTTTCATATCATTTGCAACAGCTTTTATCCAGCCTTTATTTCTTTCAAGAGGAACAACCGCTTCTGCTCCATTTCCTTCAAGTAAACCAACTTGTCCTTTTTCTAATACCCCACCTCTATATAATTTTGGTATATTTAATGTATTGATTCTTGATATATTTACACCTGGAATTGCATTGATTATTCCTATCGCTCCGTTAATCATATTAATAAATCCATTTACTGTATTTTCTATCATTCCTAATAATCCATTAATACCTGATTTAACAGCTCCACTAATTGCATTTCCTATATTAGTTCCAATGTTTGAAAATTTATCACTGATTGTATTCCATAATCCTCCGAAAAAATTACCAATATTGCTAAAAATACCAGTAATATTATTCCAAGCTTCTCTAAATCTATCTCCAAACCATCCTCCTACATTAGAAAATACATTTTGTATTCCTTGCCAAGCACCTTGAAAAAATGAGCCTAATTGTTCAGGTAATTGTGCTAATCCTTGGAATATAGAACTAATTATCTGTGGCAACGCCTTTAATAATTCCAAGCATATAGTTGGTATTGCTTGAACTAATGCCATAAATAATTGAATTGCACCTTGTAGTAATACTGGTATATTTTGTATTAAAACATTAATTATAGTAGTAACAATAGTTGGTATTTGAGGAATAAGTGCTTGTATAATCAATGGTATTGCTTGAATAATAGCCATTAACAATTGCACTGCTCCTTGTAATACAATTGGTAAATTTTCAACCAACCCAGTAATAATAGTATTTATTATTGTTGGAATTGCATCTACTAACGCAGGAATTATAAGTGGTATAGCTTCAACTATTGAATTTAATAATTGTACTGCTCCTTCTATTAATCTTGGAATTGCGTCTGTTAATCCATATAAAATAGTATTTATTATTTCATCAAGATTTTCTGTTAATGCAGATATTATCTCAGGGATTGCTTCAATAATTCCCATAAAGAAACTAAAGGCAGCATCGATAAGATCTGGTAAACTGTCAACCAATACTCCAATAATCTGATTTACAACTTGTACTAATGCAATAACTAGGTTTGGAATTGCATCTGTTAATCCATTTACAAGACTTATAATAATTTGAACTCCTGCTTGAAGTAATTGTGGAATTGCCATCTGCAAAACATCTATTATTTGAGGTATAATACCAATTATTGCATCAACAACCGTTGGTAAAGCTTCAATTATCCCCTGTAGTAATTTATTCATTCCTTCCATTACATCAGGTAATAGTTCTGTTATTAAATCAACAATTTGTGGAAATAACTCAATGAGTAATGATATAATACTATCAATTACAATTTTTACTTTTGGAACTATATTTTGAATAACAGTTCCTATACTATCTATTAAATTTTCCATTAAAGTATCAAAATTTGTATTTTTATCTGCCATGCCAGTTAATAAATTACTCCATGCAGACTTCATTGCTCCAATAGATCCTTGAATTGTTGTACTTGCTTCTTTTGCAGTAGTTCCTGTTATGCCCATATTATCTTGAACCAAATGTATAGCTTCAACAACATCAGCATAACTTTCAATTGTCAAATTTCCAGCTTGTCCTTGTGCTTTTGCTAATTTGTTAGCATCTCCAATAAGTCTTTCCATTTCACTTTTAGTTCCACCATATCCAAGCTTCAAGTTATCAAGCATTGTATAGTTTTGTTTTGCAAAACCCTGATATGCATTTTGTATAGATTCCATTGATGTACCCATTTTATTTGCATTGTCAGACATATCTGTAATTGCTTTATCAGCTACTTCTGCTGATTTTGCAGTATCACCATTTAAACTTTGTAATAATGATGCAGAAAATGAAGTTACAGTGTCCATATATTCATTTGCAGAAAGCCCAGCAGTTTTATATGCATTATTAGCATAATTTTCTACAATGCCTGAGCTGTCCTTAAATAATGTTTCAACACCCCCAACTAATTGCTCATAATCAGAATAACTAGCTATTGCCTGTTTACCAGCATTAAGTAAAGCACCACCTAATTTTAAAATTCCATTTATGCACCCCTCAACCGCATCTGCTGCTAAATTTGCTAATGCTCCTTTAAGAACTGTAAAACCACCATTTGAAGCATCATCTGCTGATTTTCCAGCACTATCAATACTTTTATCTAATTTATCAGCAGCACTATCGAGTTCCTGCATTTTGGTTTTATTATCATTTAAATCTCCTGATAATGTTTTAATTTCTTTTGCTAAATTTTTGGCTTCTGATGAATTTTTACCATATTGTAGTACCGCATTCTTATATGCCTCTTTTGTATCATCTACCGCTTTTTGCTGATCGTCTATTGTATCAGATAATTTACTTGTACTGCTATTAGCTCTTTCTTCAGCTTTTTGTAAATTCTGTAATTGTGTACTATAATTACTGTATTCTTTTTCAATTTTGTTTACCGCAGCCTCTTGATTGTTAATAGTAACTGTTAAATTCGATATTTGTTGTTTTATGCTTGAATGAGCTTGTTCTGCGGAACTTAATTGACTTTGTAAATTTCTAACTTCATCAGAATTTTCTCCATAGGCTCTTTTTGCATCTTCTAGTTTTTTCTTCAAATTTTCAATTTCACTAGCAGACTGCTTTTCATATTTTTGTGCAGTTTGTAACTGTGTTTGATATGATTGCAATTTACTAACTTGTGCTTCCATCGTAGATTTTAATTGTTTCAACTTTGCACTTAAACCATCTGTAGACTTTGTCCAATCATCCATACCAGAACTTGCTTTTTTAAATTCGGAATTTGCGAGTTTAATATAATTATTAGCTTCAGATATATTCTTTTTTAAATCCGATATATCCAATTTATATCGAGTTGTAATATCTTCTCCTTTTGCCACTTACTTTCCTCCTTTCATCAAGCAAACTAAAACCAGCTATCACTAGCTGGTCTTCTTATTTGTTTTTTTCTTTTATTTTTATTGTTTTGATTATTTGCTTCATCATAAATTCGTAATCTTCTAACTAATAGAAAAATCTCTCTCATTTTTTCTTTTCTTATTGAAAATGGATTAACCGTTGGAAAACGATTACATATTTCCATTTCAAGTTCAAAGAATATTTGATAGAGGGGAATAGCAGTATTCCCCTCTTCTAGTTTTTTCCATCATTTCCTTTTGTTATTTGATTTATAGAATAAGCTATAATTTCGGCTATAACATTCATTATTTCTTTTAATTTTGTATGTCTTAATTCTTCATCTGTTAATCCATCAAAAACTTCTTTTAGCAATGGTTTAACAATATTCATTGAACTTGCCAAAACTTTTGCAATTGCTTTTAGTAACTCTGCTTTGTTACTAGCTTGAATATTATCAATATCAATAACATCCAACAAATCTTCTACTGTTCCAAACATTAAATCGTAAGTTTCAGCAGTATATGTTTTTGTTATTTCTTTTTTGTCGTAGATATTTAATTTTAAATCCATATTTTTTTCCTCCTATTAGGCTTTTGCCTGTAAAGTATCTATTGTTGTAACAGTATCAAAGAATGTGCTAACATCTGCTAGGTCTTTAGATAAATCAACATTAATAGCTTTTGCAGTTTTACCTGTTTTTGTGAATTTATGTGTTGTTGAAATTCCTGTATCTGTTAATTCTTGACCAT